TATTTTGTAAACTGACAAGACTCAGATCTCTCCCAATCAAAATTCCAACCAGCCATTGCATTTGCTTTATGTACATAAGGATGTATTTCTTTATATATCCAAGTATCATTTAGCCATACTAAATCTGACTTTCTTTTTCTTTGCATATTTAAAACTTCTTCTTTTTTTAATTTTCTATCTCCATATCCACCGGTTCTTGCCATAACTTCTTTTTGTGCATTAGCATATTTAATAACTTCATCACAAAATCTAGGTGTTAATACACCACTAAAATACCAATAATAATTAGATATATTCATAAGTTATAGTTTGTACAAAATTTAAACTATCCTTTTGATTGTTAGTTAAATAATACATGTTAGTAGACGGAAACATAATAAATTTATTATTTGTAAGTTCTATATCCCAAGATCTACCTTTACGTCTGTTATCTTCATAATGTATTCGAACCATACAGTCTTTTACATTTACACCATAGAGCAATGTATAATCTGGTGAGTTACGTAAATCTACTGGATCTACATTTATAAAAGGTTGTGAAGTTTCTCCTGGTTTATAAATATTACCAAAGGTATCTTTATTAACTAAACAAAATCCATAGTCTAAATTTACATGATCTCTCATATAAGTATTTAACATATCGAATGTTCGTGAAAATGGAAAAGGTGAATCTGTAACGTTTGATTTTAAAATATCGTTTTGTAATTTATCTCGGTCAATGTCCCAATCTTTAGGCATTGCTACATCACCATAATATA